GCCAATGTTCGATTACCGCCGAGAGTTACCTTGTGCTTATTAGCACTTGATAGGTCGAAAGTAACCGTCGCTCCGTCGGTTGCCGTGTCCAACTCATCAATAAATTTCGTAATGTAAGTAAAGTTTTCCGTTACATCTGGACCATCAGCAATAGTTCCGTTAACAAATGAATTTGGTACTGCCATTTTGAAACACCTCCTTTACGCTGCCGTTGGCGTCTCCATCAAATCCTCTTCCGCTAAACGAGCCACATCAATGTTTCGATAGTAATCCTCCATCCTCTTGGGGATATGCGGCACGCCTACAGCCGTCTCTAGTGTTACCTTATCTGGCGTGTAACTTATCCCCACAATCTGCGTCGCTTCCGCCAAGGTATAGGCCAAGACCGCTCCCCAAACATCCGTTCCCCAAACCATTTCGCCCCACTTACTAACCGTCCTTGTTCCCTGTTTCAAGTTTTGTATTCGGACCACATCCCCCACCTCAAAACTCTCAATATCATAGCCAATGTCCCCATCCTCGCCGTTATTATCAACCACATCCACATAAAGTCCCAACTTTGGCGTATCTTGAGCATCCAAAATTCTGTTGGCCATTACATCGGCCGTTGCGGTCAAAGTAACTCGGTGGTCAACCTCTTTTTGCGCTAGTGGGCCATAGGTATTGATCGAACCAGTCCGGGAATAGTAGCGGTAAATCTGACTTCCCCCTCCCGGCGTTCCTCCCACAAAGTAGAGGGCGTTAACCACACTTTCCATATTCGTATTGGCTTCCAAACGACTAACATCCCGCCCAATAAAAAGTTTATGATCGGGAGTGGATGCTTCCGATTTCAAATAAATCGTGTTAGTTGGGTCGATGTACCAATACCAACCCTCGGGGCAGAGTTCCAAAACCTTATCAATAGCCTCCTTGTAGGTTGATAGATTAAAGGTATAACTAACCGTTGTCCCCGTTGCCTGAATTGAGCTAGCGGTATAATTTACTACTCCACCGGCCGCTCGGTATTTATCAATTAGGTCCTCAAGAATGTCTGACGGGTCATAACTGTTGTAGGTTATGGCGGTGTTCCCACCGGAGTCCTTGAGAAACAACCGCGCTAAAGTAAAAACATAGCCCTGTAAAATCACATCTACATACTCGGCCTTTCCTTCGATTACCGGGCAGTATTGGGAAATGAACCCCCGATAAATTGCCGCTCCATTAGTGGCTTCTCGGTCAAAACACTCCATTACTACATCATTATTAAGTTTGACATCCGCATCTTCACCAAAATCGTCGTAATTTCTCGCCAAACGCACCCTCAATTCTTGAGGCCCGCCGTTAATGCCCCATCTAAAAGACGGGTCAGAAATGACATCCTCCGACCAGACAGCAATCAAATTGTCCACCGAATTATCCCGTCCGGAAACTGGGTTATAGACCTTATAAACATAATGTTTCTTTGTTGTCGCCATTAGTAGTATCTCGGTGAGTAAGTGACCGTCGCCGAGCCCCCCATACAATGCCCCGAAAAACTAATAATTATGTTGTTATCCCCCGGCTCAAATCTTGAAAACTTACCGGTATGATCTACAACCGCCGAGCCCAACAATACTTTGTAGGTGTCATAGTTAAAAGTAACCGTCGCTCCGTAATCAAGGGTTTGGTCGTCGGCCGCCCCCGACCAGGTTACTCGCTCCCCTCTCGTTACATTCCTAATCGTTATCCCCGAAGTTGTGGTATTGCCCGCCGTTCCCGGTGCGGTATAGGCAATCGTCGGTACGGCGAAAACCGTCCCCGAAATGGTGATTGTCTTTTCTACTTCGGCCATTCCACTAGGAGTAGCGAAAGTAGCGCTCTGGCTAGTTCCGGTAGCAAACGGACTGGCGCAAACAAACTCCGCCTCAAACGGCACAATCGTCTGGTTATAATGCACATCGGGAATTACCAACGAGGCCAGCGTCGCCGTGTAAGACCGCCCGGTCTCGACCACTAGCGTCTGGTCCTTCTTGTGCAGGTCCTGTTGCAAATCATCAACTTTACTCTGCAGATCGCTGGCCGAGCTTCCCTTAACCCAACCCTTCAAGGCAATTCTTTTTTCCCGGTGCTCGTCGGCCACTAACTTTGCTCCCGGCCGTCGGGAAATCGGGACCAAACTCTGGTCTTTCGGTGCCGGTGTCCGGTAAGTCACTTCGGTCGTGTAATAATTGTCATCCTGTAATGACCTTGTCCCAAAAAGAGGATTTGCCATATTTAACCAAACCACCTTTCCAACTCTGCCTGCCGCCCCATCACTCGCATTATCTTGTTAGCCAGCTCGTCAATGTCTTGGTCCGAGCGGACGCTGACTCCGCCGTAGAAGTTGATCGTCGGAGCAATTCGCGCCGTGTTGTAATTCACATCCGCCCCGGTCTTGGGGACTACTCTTTCGCCTTTGTGTAGAAGCGCTAAACCAGTTTGTGGAACTACGCCACCGTGTTGCCAACCGGGGGGCTTTCCGTGTTCCCAACCAGCCACTACTTGCGAAATTTCCCACTTAATACCTGTCGCTACCTTCTGTGTTGTTTGTTTAATTTCCTCTTTCTTGCTAGCAACCCCCTCATTAAACGCTGCCCCGTATGCTGCCCCCTCTGCAAATCCTTGCGTTTTGTAATCACCGACCCGTTCATTATGTTGTTCTAACAACTCGGCCTTTTCCTCTTCAAATTTTCGCTTGAGACGGGCGATGTCGTCTTCTTGTACCTTATCCTTTATCTTGGCAAAATCTTCGGCATATTTTTCCTCCAGCGCTTTTAATTCATCCAATGTTTCCTGAAGTTCGTCCACCCTTGTTTGGTGATGCTCCTTTTCCTTTTCGTCTTCTTCCTGCCTTAATATCTCCTTTTCTTTATTTGCCAACTCCCAATCCTCATTTTCTCTAGCGATCCGCAAACGAATATCCTCCAGCCGCTCCTCGTCAGCCTCTTTACCCTTTGCAAGCTCCCGTGCCAAATCCTTCTCTAAATCGTAAATCTTCCGTTCATGTTGCAGTTTCTCCTTCGCATCGTTTCGCTCCCTATCCTCTCTTCGCTCTTCAAGTGCTTCTTCATAACTCTTATTTTCTTTATCTAAGTCCTTTTCCAACTTCTTCCGTTGATCCACCTTTGAAAAGAGCAAATCCTCTAAATGCTCGTTGAAGGCGGCGGTTCGCTTTTTCATTTCTCGTTCAAATTTTCTAGTTTCGTCGGCTATCTTTTCCCCCGTCTCCTCAAAATCCTCCCTTATTGCCCTTCCCGACTCCCCTAATCCTGCAGCGGAATCCTCACCTGCCTGCATCATTTCTACCAAAGCATCAACAGTTCTCTGTTCGGTATATTTAAGATTTTCTTGAAGCTCCTCAAAGGCCTTGCGGCTTTTGCCAAATTGAAAAGTTGCTGTTCTGCCAAGATTTTCAAACGAGTACTGAACAACTAATGCCACTTTCCAAACCAACTCTTCAAACATTAGTAATTTTGCCGCAAGAGTTTCAACATTCTTCCCCGCGTCGTCGGCACCGCCACTCAATGTCCGGTTCATATCTTGAATTAACATTGTCAGTGCCGGAGCGAACGCCTCACCAATTGATTTCTTCAGACGTTTCATTTGGTGTTCCAATTTGGCCTGCGAACCAATAAGGGTCTCCCCCATCCGAGCAGCGTCCCCCTCGGCCTTCATTGCCACCTGTAGGGTCCCCAGATATTTAGCCGTTTGCCTTTCGGTGTAACTAAGTTGAGATGCCTTCTTTCCCAATTTCTGCGCCCCAATATCAATAATTACATTGTAGTTTTCGGTCTGACCCGAAAGGTTACCGATAATGGAACTCTCGGTCATAAACGATTCGGCAAGGTTTCTAACGGCCTGCTCATAGGAAATGTTTTGCGATCGTCCGAACGCCGCCTCGTCTTTGTAAGCTCGCATTAAGTTGGTTGCTTGGTCAATTGAAAGTCCGGTGGAAAGAAGAGCACGCAGGGAGGCTGCCGAGGTCTCAATAGAGAGAAGGCCGTCATCAGCCAGTTCAAGAGCGGACTTATTGGCTACTTCTATGTCCTGTCCAAAAGCATTGGCGGTAGTTTTAAGAGAAATCAAAGCGGCATCCGTTCGTTTATAGATATCAATTGAGTCCTTTATAAAATTAGTAGCCGCCCCCACCGCTTTCTTGAAAAGGTCATAGGCGGCATTAGCACTAAAAATTGCCTTACTCAAATTAGCCAAACTATCTTGTGAGGCCGCCGTTCCCTTTTTTAATTGCGAGTCGTCAAATTCAACAACCGCTTTAAGTCGCCTTTCGTAATCAGCCATTTTGATACTCCCTTTCCAGTTGATACATAAACCACCACATGTCCACTAGTCGCCTCGGAAGGCGTTGGAATTCAGAGTAAGTTATCCCAAAGACCTGACAAAACTTCATTACAAAATAGTCGTAAGGAATTTTGCGTGATTTACCAAGAAAGTGGAGAACTAATTGTTTGGAGATGCTTTTTTTTTATCAGTAATACCAATCGGAAAGATAACTTCCGTTGTTCTATCTACCAACCAAGTTCTCAACTTTGGCGAGAGTTTGGCAATTGACTCCTTTGTTACCGACAACTTTGTCTTCTTGTCAAAAGATAAATTCCAATCGGCAATCACCTGTGAGGCCGCCCAATAAGCCAACTGCTCCCCATCCAATTCCTTACTCAACTTCTCATATTTTTCGGTAAATGCTCCATCCACATCCGACCAAAATGAGATATACGCCCCTTTCAAAAAAGGAACCTCCGCCTCATTTTGAAGTTTGGCGTCCGTTGAGTTGATGTCTATTAAGTCACGCATTCCTTACTCACCTCCTCGATTTTGACAAACCACTTTTAATTGGTTAAAATTTGTCTAGAATGCCTGAAGATAAAGCAACCAAGCCATTTCTCCAACAGGACATTTCTTGCACAGGCTGCTTAGCCCTCTTTTTTATTGTCATTGGCATACCCTTGTTCTTTACCTCTATTGTCCCTGGGCTTCTCTGCTTCATTCTTGCCGCTATCCTCGTCGCCGCTAGCAAAAAGTAGCTCCAACCCACTTTGGGAGAACTAGCAAAAAACTCCCCATTTTTATCCTAGTTTTTGTTTTAAGCGTACAAGCTCGACTTCGAATTCCTCAAATAGAAATCCACAAAGCCCGCCTGATTCACCGAGTGGATCGCCTTGAAGTTGCCGGTAAAGGCGTAGTAATTTTCCAACCCCGTCGCAATACTCTTATCCTGCAGGACAATACTCTTGAAGACACACTTCAGATACTCGCTGTAACCACTACCCAATCCGCCGCCAGTCAGTTGTGCCACCAGCGACTTCTTGGTTAGGCCAGTGTAATAATCCAAGAAGGTGTCATCCTCCAGAAACAGCGTGTAACTTCCGCTAATCTCCAACTGACCCAATCGAATCAAGTCCGGTGTGCTGTCTCCAGCCGTTGTTGGCGTGCGGTAAATCGCTTCGGCGTTGTTGTTGATTGTGAAGTTGAAGTTTGTTACCTGGTTGGCCGTCGCCGCTTCTGCCGCTTGGGTTGTATCACCAAACTTAAAGGTCATATCCTTCCAAGTTAGCAATGTTCCCGAAGTGGTCGTTAGCGTCGGTGCCGAGACCGTTGCCGGCGAATCGGTAATAAAGTTCGCTACTGCCTGTGCCAATCCATCGGTTCCAATTGTTACTTCCAGCGAATCCACCGTTGCGTAGGTAAATCTCTTAACCGAAACGCCTGAACCCCGATAGAGCCACAAAGTTGCCGTCTTCGGAGCGTTCCCGCTCACCGTTGCATAGAACAGGTGGTCATTCACCGTTGGTGGTCCCGCCGAAATCGCCGTATTTGCTTCATTACCCAAAGCCAACTTTAGGAAATAGCCAATGTTGCTCGCATCCAGATACATTGTTACCGCTCCCTCGCCCCACTTCTTGCCTGTCTGTGCGTCGTAATTGACCTCACGCGAAGCCCTCGCCGAAATATCCATCAACGGCTCGTGCTTCTCTTCCAGTGTGCAAGCGGTGAAGGGAACGAAAATATCCGGCGTTGCTTCCGCCGTACCGGCAGTGGCCTCAATTGCCAGGCCTACATAACCAGTTCTTCCAATTTCTAATGCCATAACTAATTCACCTCCTTACAGGGTTAACTCAATCAATCGTCTCTCTCTTCTCTCCTTAGTGAGATCCCGGAACTTTATAGATTCCCGGCGTGTTCCGATATTTCTCTAGCGCCTCTTCCAGCGTGTGGGCTGCAATCGAGCCGGGAATATCGTCAAAGACCCATTCCCCCGAAACGCTCCCCGGGCCTTTGTAGTGAGCCCTAGCGTCGGCGTAGGGGTCGTAGGCCGCCTCTGCGGGCGTCTCCGAAGGCATAATGTCCACCTCGGTCTCCTGCACCTCTTCAACCTTTTCCTCTTCTGCCCCAGCTATCCCACTCGCTCGCTCAATGAGTTCGTCTTTGCGCCCCTTGGTTGAGAGACCTGCCTCTTTGAGAATTTCCCGGAGTTCCTTAACGGTCAATTCTTCATAATCCACTTTATCACCCCCTTTAAGTAACTGCTCCTGTTCCCGTATCAAAAACCTCCTGTGCTTTCAAAGTGATGTCCGCCACCCGCACTGCCTTGTCCATCTCCACATAGGAGAAATCGCAGTCAACTGGCTCAATGTATTTGCAAGTTCCCGAAAGTGTTGTGTCCATATGAAAGGCGGTTACCACCTCATCAACCATTTCATCGCTAACTCTTTCGGCTTTACTCACTCCAAACCCTTCTTTTGACCGCTCTTGATACAACTTGACCGAGAAGAACCAGTCATTGATATTTCGCTTATTATCTCCAAAACGGCTCTCCATTCGGGACTTGGTTACCGTGGCATAAGGATGCCCCGTCTCCTGTCCCGTCTCATACCCATAGACCACACCGATGTGCGAACAATCGTCTAACTTATTCTGAATTGCCGTTTTGATTGCCGTTAAACTCATTTTCCTGCCATTGCCTTTAACAAAACATCAACTGTTTGATTAAATGTCTTTTCTACGAAACCAACGCTTGTCTCGACCGCCGGCTTAAAATACTCGTGAGCTTTGGTTCCCACCCGAGCAATTTTTCTTGAAATAACAAAACCCAATCCCGGTTGGTGTAACTTAACCGCTGCCCACCGCTCGATTGGCTCTCTTGGCGGCCAGTGCGGTCTCGTTCCCCTTTCAACAAAAATCCCATGCTTCGCTCCAACAAAAACCTCTCCTCTATAACTTCCCGTAACCTTCGCATAAATCGACTGCTGAAGCTGCCCAGTATAGGGAATCTTCTCCGAGACAATCTTGTCCTGAACTTCGTTTTTGATGTGCCTTGTGGACTTATCCATCGCCGTTCGCACTACGCTAGGAAACATCCCTACCGCTTTGTTAATGTCCGAACGGAATTCTTCCAGACCCTCAATCCT